ACGCATTCTAGTGATTAGATTATCATAAGCAGAATTATCAATATGAGAGATTTGAACACCTTCCGTATTTCCCCCTCTCAGCTTTTCAAATTCCTCAACCAAATCAGAGTATTCGCGTGACCGGGACGGGTAAGCAACACTTGATCTTCTGTTAGGATTTTCTGGCATATGGGCTTTTACAGAGTCAGACAATTCTCTCATTGATGCAATAAGATTCTTCGTTTCTTTATCGGAATATTGATCAGAATAGTTCATAAGTGCCATGCGAATATTTGCATCACTCTCGGCATTAACTTCGTAGTATTGTTTTTCTGTTATTTTTCGCATGAATAACTTATCTCTTTTTTTAATTAACGTCCAATAGTACCAATTTTCTGTAGAATAACCTGTTCGGCATTTCTGTAATATGGAATAAACTTGCGTATCAACTTAGCAGATGACAAGTCATATACATAGAAGGACGAAACAAGCTTAACCCTGTCAGTTTTTTCGTTATAATTCGGATTTGGTTCAGTGACATACCAAATCTCGAAATCAACTCTATCAGCCAAACTATAACCAGCAATAAAATCTGCTCTATATCGTGTACCAGAAACAAAGTTCTTAATTCTGTTAAGAATAGAAGGCTTGTCTGTCGGATATACTACCTTATCCTTTCTAGCAACGTTCAACATCTTATCAAAACGAGTTGTGGCATACATACCAATTCTACTTTCGTCAGTATACTTAACAATGGTAGTCATCAACATATCTTGAAGCTTTTTAAAGTTAATTGAGTCACGGTCTGCTTGGGTTCTAATGGTCGAAACACGATTATTATAAGCAGTACCAAAAGCAGTTTCAGAAACTTCATTAGCAAACTCATCAGCCATCATACGCTCTCTAGCAATATCAGAAAATGGTTCTTCACCAAAGTTCTCATTAACAGCCATCTGTTTATTATATTGAGCCTGACTCAATGAACGTATTTCTTTCGAAATGTCCGAGTTAATCTTACCGTATTGTTGGTCAATTTCTTGAGTTGCTTTTCTGAAATCCTTTTCTTGCAACTCACCACGTTTGTAAGAATCGTTCAACTTTTCTTTTATCTTGTTATATAAATCAATGATTTTACGCTTGGTTTCTTCTATTTTTTCTTTACGCATATCCATGCTTGTGTGAGCCATTCTGATTCTTTGTTGGTATAACTCTTTCATCTCTTTTGATAGCCTTTTCACATCAGAACCAATAACAACAGGGGTTTCTCCCATTTCTCCCATTTCTCTACGTTGGTATGGTTTACCAAACACTTCATCAGTCACATTACTGAATTTTGAAGTCATTTGCCCTATATTCTTTTTAAAGGCTTCTCGCTTTTTTTCTTTATCCTCAATCGCCTTGATAATCTTTTCCTGCTCTGCTCTTTCTCTTGCAAGCATATCATCAGTTCGTTGGTCTATGTCTGTGCTCATGGAACGCACAAAAGAATCCAACGTAGTCTTATCAAATGGATTCTGTAAGAATTCAACATCCTTTGGACTTGTCTTAGCTAACTGAAGGTAAAGGTATCTCATAACCTCTGCTAAGGTAGCAGAACGCTTAGATAATTCACCACCCCTATGGTCATGTAAGGTATAGGTAGAATCAATCGTGTTGAACCACACTTCGTACAGGAAACGGTCATTGACTTGATAGCCCATGATGAAAATCTTTTTCCAACGTCTACCTAATCCTAAATCCCATTTACTTTGCTTTTCTGCCTTTAGTCCAACCGTATCTTTTTTCCAAATACGTAACCAGTTAAATAAAGAACTTCTAGGAATACGTGACATATTGGAGTAGAACTCTCCAGGGAATAGTTCTTGTTTGTTGATTGCTTCAATAGTTCTACCAGTTCGACTACTATCTTTACTCCTTGTTCCATATATGACACTATCCTTATCGGGGTTTTCGATGCGAATTCCAGACACAAACTCATCAACAGAATCGATGCCTGCAAAATCGGCAATAGCGTCTAAATCAAGCTGAATTTTTCCACCTTCTATGATGGTGGGAACATCAGAAAGATTTCGGTATCCGAGATTATAAAAGTCATTACGACCGGGTTCTCCGCCATTTGAACGATCAAGAGACTTAGGAATGATGTGGTTGTTTCCATAGGTTTTACCAAAATGGTTAATCATTGCCTTCATCTTATCAGAATCCCATTTGTTATAGGCATCGGCAATGACATCTTTTGGAATACCTAATGCGATAAGCATATCCTTGTATGATTTGTAATTTTGTAAATCTGAATAAACAGACCAAAAATCATTCCAAGTTACAGAAAAGTCTTGCCCTTTATAATTAAAAGAATAAACACTTGGCGTATTCCCTTTGTTTTCTAAGATTATAGTGGTTTTTGCATTTAAAATCTTAGCCTTTGACTCGGAAATAATACCCACTTCTGCTAGTGTTTGGAGAAGAACTTCTCCTGCATTTTCCTTGACATCATAATATTCCATCACGAATTCCTTGTTTTATAATTTCGGTATGTATGTATTTATAAAGAAAAAGCCCCTGCAATGAGGGGCTTAATTTAGGCAAGTCTAGGACTTGGTGAGATGAATGGGTCTTTATTCTTCAAATCATCAGATAGCGATTTGATGAAGAATGTGACTGCGGATACCGTCATGTTTCGATATTCGCTTGGCTGAATGTGCATAATTTTACACAAATCATACATATTCTTCAAAATCAAATTGTACGGTGGGATGGAGAATGTCTTCGATCGAAAAGGGTAAGTCAAACTTCGTGACCTCCCCACACGCACATTTATGTTCTAGTCGAGTCTTAACACCATATGCAAATTTTGCATGGAACTGTTTAATAATTCCCATCTCTTTTGCAGTAAGATTCTCACCAACCCACTTTAACTTGGTTTCTAGGAGCATAGGCACACCTACATCAATCGATTGCACCATCATTAGATATTCGTACCGATGTTGTTTATTCTTCGATAGGTAGGTCTCTGTGGCAATTTCATCACCGACAGTATTAAGTCTAACTTTTACAGATTTACCATTTTTAAGGTCAAGCGTAAATGCACCTGTGAATTTTTCAGATGGTTCGGTTACGTCAAGCTGTGTTAAGTCAACTTCAACATTTTCAGTAGAACCATCTTTACACTCAATCTCTACAGTCTTCTTAGCCGTATAGTTGTTCGCCCATAACCAAATAAGGACGTAGTCACGGTCATAAGTAGTCATATTTTCATAGAATTCACAATCCATGATTACTGACTTAATAACACCATTCAATACACGAGCATAGTTTTCGGCAGTAGATGACGCTAGAATCTCTTCATCCTTTGCCAACATATCACGATATTGAACAAATGATGGGTATCCAAACTTTCCACCAGAAGGCAAATCTAAAACATTAGCAGGCTTAGGTACTTCTGTTTCCTTTTTGACTTTCTTTTTGGTTTGTTCTACTACTTCTTCGGATTCCTGAACATCGTCCATAAACATATTTTGTGTTGGTTTCATTTTTTCCCCTCTCTCATTTAATTAAAACTATAAAACACTTTTCAATGAATTGCCCATTCTTAGAGCAATATCAGCAATTTCATTATTTATCCCACCACCAATATTTAGTCTCCCAAAACCAGGTTTCCCTCTACCAATAAAGCTATCTTGTGCAGCATTAATTGCGGTACGAATCTCCCCTGTTGGTACAATGTAATGTTCTATTTTATCACCACTAAAGCTAATATTGTACTGAACAATGCCAGTTCCCTCATAAGAATAGCTAATAGGGGAAATGCTTGTTGGAAAGAATCCAATAAACCGAGTAAAATGAATGTCCTCCCCTGTATTAGAAAGCCTTACGTGCTTTATTGTTTTTTTATATGTTGCAGGTGGATAGTACATCCCCCTTTCATTCATAATGGAATTTTTCCAAAGTTCAAAATAAGCCATCGTAAGACCATCTTCCATTTCATCAACTCTCATGGAGATGTTTCCACGGTCATTGTTAGCAACGGTATAAAAGTAGCTAGAACCTATCATATTTTTCTTTGTTTCAAACATTACGTTAGGGGATTCGAATGAATTTACCCTAGTAGAAACATCATCCACTTCGTTTTGACCGATAAAGAATTGTGTTTGCCCTTCTTTTGGATTTGTTATCAAAGGCAAATCCACCGCCCATGAATATTCCATTTGCGGGTTTTGCGTTTTCTTTCTTTCTATGGCTTTTAGAATTCTTGACATTTTTAGTTCCCCATACTTCTTGACGAAAAATGGAAGAATACGTCAAACGTAAATTCAGCAGATTCAGCATAAGTTAATGATGCTTCGGTAATCTCATAAGGAAAACAATTTTTAAATGTAAAGGTTTCTGAATTGAACAAGTTGCTATTATCCTTTAGACTCAATTTAATGTCACGATAGTATGTTGAGGGTAATGCCTTATTCTTCTCAGAACCGTACTGGGTTAGTTCGTACCATGAGTTAAAAAAGCGGTAGGCATCCAGTGCCTGATTATCCCAAAAAGTAACACGGAACATACGAGCAGAATTATCCTTTCCTGTATAAGTATATTCAACACCAGCATAATGACGTTTAATCACTTCTTGGGTTCTTGGCGGAAGTGCAGTTGCTTTAGCTTGGTATCTCAAATTTCTACCAATATCATCACCCGCACGAGGGTCAATGAACTCGACCTCCCACATATAAGCTTTTTGGATTTCCTGACTAGGTGATTGGATAATATCAACAACACCTGCAATCTGACTACCAGCACTACCACCAAACCGCCTTAGTATGTCTTTGCCTTTGTTTATTACACCTAAATCCATCTCATGACCCCTTTAACAATAGTTTGTAGTATTTATAAACAAAAACGCCCCAATTAAGGGGCGAAATAAACAATTATCGTTTATTTTTATTCGGTAAAGTGTTCATCATAAGAGAATGTAACAGCCACCTTAGCGTGTTCACTTGAAGCGTAATCTAAGCTAACTTCACCGATAGAAGTCGGATATACGCGAGTTAAACGCTGTGTGCCTGACAGTTCTTGTGAATCTGCCTTATACAATTTAATCAACAGTTCAGCAGCTAAAAGTGAACGGTAAGCACCACCACCTAAAGTTTCATCCAACGCACCATTGATCCAGTTATTGAAGAATGCGTACACCGAACGGTTTTCATCGTCATAGAAGTTTACAGTAACAGTGTGGGGCGAAGCGTCACGACCCGGATAAAAAGTCTTACGACCTTTAAAGTTTACTTCAATAGTTTCAATTGATTTTTCTGGGATAGAAACCGTTTCCACACGTTGGGTTAGGATAGGGGCTTGACCAGATACAGTTGAACCTAAAAGTTCGACTTCATATTCAAATGCGCGTTGCGGATTATCCATTGCGCGAATATCATTGATTGTTGTAGCCATCTGAAATCTCCATATTAAATTTGATTACTTTAGTATTTATAAATTTTAGATATATACAAAAAAGCCACAATTAAGGGGCTTAAAACCTAATCTAAGGTTTTTATTAACCTAACTGAACACCAGTAGGTGTGATGATTGTAGACAAGCGGATGAATTCTGCTGTCCTAGTTGGTTTAACGTACACGTCAACCAATAACTGATTAGTATCAATCACTTGAGGGGTGTTAATACTATCAGATGTATCAACCGCATAGTCATACAAACCACCTTGTACTTTAATATTTTCCAAGAATGATGATAACAAGAAGTTAATACTATCACGAGTGTTAGCTGTATTAGGTTGGAACACAAATGGTTGCAATGCTTTAGCCATTGAGTTGTTAATCCAAATAACACTGTTGACCACGTTAAAACGGTCTAAGGCACTTTCTTGTACCTGTAAGGTCTTTTGTCCCCATACAACAGCACTAGCACCGCCATAAGTCGTAACAGGGTTGATACCTGCCAAGTATAACTGGTCACGTTCACCTTGTGTAAACACTTTAGAAACACCAAGAGCATTAGGAATGATGCCACGCTGTAAACCTGCAGGGGCATCCCATCTTTCTGCAACAGATACGGTGAATGCGAAAATAGCCGCAACATCACCTGATGGGGGGATAACAACTTCACGATCATTATATTGGTCATAAACACGCAACCATCCACCATAGATACCACCAAACTCGGTGTTAGCCGCAAGAGTTACTTTACGATATTCAATCATACCACTTACAGAAGTAGCCGTATCCTCTGGGACATCAAGAATAGCAACTGCATCTTTACGCGATTCAGCGACAAATAACATTTTAGTCTGAACAGCAGGTTCTGTCCAACCACCATTGATTAATAATTGAGCAGGAACTAGGTCAACAGTTAAGAAGTCGTCCCAAGCCGCAACTATTTCACCAGTAGTAGGAGCAACTGTATCGTCTGCACCATCTTCTAATGTAATAGTTTCCAAAGCATAATCATCAGTGATTGCAGGGTTATCAGTAACACGGATATAATTGGAACGATTATTGATGACATTCTCAATATAGATGTTATTACCAAAACCATTCTTAGCATTCATATCACGAGAAACTTCAAATGTTTCTACAACTTCACCATCCAACTCAACAGTGACAACGAATACACCAGAAGGAAGGTCAGGATTTTCTCCAATCGTTACAGTTAAACCATTACCCCATGAACCTGGGTTTGATGCTTCAACTTCTAAATGTTCTTCAATACCAGATAGAAGCGAACCAGAAGCGATTACAGCATCGTTAATCACTCGCTTGACTGATAGTGTACTTGAACGATTTAAGAAGCGTAGAGCCGCATACATGGAAGGATTACCACTAGAAGGAACACCATACTCTTTAATGAATTCACGAGCAGAGGTGATTACCTTAACATCTGTTGAACCTTTTTTAGCAGAAATGACAATACCGCCAGCCAAAAGACCAGCACCATTAACAACGAATGACCGATCAACAATTCGGTCATATACACCAGCACTTACCATAAAAGACATTTTTTATTCCTTTTCGTTTTCTTTAGGTTTTACTTCATCTTCTTTTTTTCGAGAAGTTAAAGTAGAATTTGTTTTTTGAATATCTGTAACCTTGATACCCTCTTGAAGATGAACAACAACTTTATCAGTCGTGATAGATTGTCCTCTCATCAAAAATTGAGCATCACCATCTTCAAATCGAATTGAACGAAGTTTGTCAGATTTGTTTGTGTACTTCTTCATTAAGAACATTACCCCTCTCATTCATTTAAAAATTTTACTTATATATTTATTATCAATTTTTAGACTATCCACTTTTAAGATTTACTTTCATTTAGTAATCATTCTTGTTTGTAATTTAGTTTCATTTGTTCTTAAAATTAAATTTAAAAACTGTCTTAATAATCTTAAAATTAAATTTAAATTCTCTCATTTTCTTGGCTTCGCCTATTGTCTTTTCTGTTGTTTAGTCTTTAAGTAATCTGTTAATTTTCTCTATCCGCTAAGGCAAGATTAATATTCTTACTCAAATCAATAGAAAAAAGAGAAGAAAACTAAATAAAAACAACGACTTATAAGAAAATTCATAAATTCTTAAAAATGACCTCAAAAACAGCCACTTTTGCTTAAAAAATAGGCAACTTTTTTGTTAAAAATGGTTTACAAATTTGATATTTTTTGTTGATGTTGTATACTAGATTTTGTGGATTTGATTAAAAATTGAACAGGAGAAAACTTATGAAAAAAGCAAAAAGTAAAAATTTTATTGAGCCTTCGGATATGTTTGATGAACTTCTAAGGTGTCTAAAAGAGGATCAAATGAGCGAAGCTTTGGGTGAGATGATTATTCTCTTTTCAACAAATTTGGCAAAACATAGACACTTTATTAGATACTCACATCTAAGAGAAGACATAATTGGCACAGCAGTTTTGGGATGCATGAAGTCGTGGAACAAGTTTAGACCTATGCGAAATAACGTATTAAGTCGAGACGAAGAAGGAAAGGTTCTTGAGTCCGAAAGAGTGGAGTGGGATAATAAAATTGTCACATATGACTATACCATACACAACTCGCCATTCAATTTCTTTACAACTTGTGCTAGAAATGAAATACTTCAATTCCTAAAGACATATCATTATAAGCAGAAGAATTTGATTAATGAGTTGCTTGTAGAAATGGGAGAAGACGCTGACTACGGTTACACGGACATGATGAAGGCAAAGGAAGACAGAGAGCGAGAAGACGTATATGGTGAGTTCGAGGATGATGAAAGCGTTGACGATATTGTCTATCTAGTCAAAGAGATTGATAAAGTTAAGGCTGATTATGATGGAGATATTGACAATGACTCGGATGACGATTATGATATTGACATCGCTGAAGAAGATTTTTCAGACGTTAAAAAGAGTTTTGAAAAGAAATCGCCATTTGAATGGTAAAGGGAGGGATTGTGAAGGTATTGATTATAGGAGATTTGCACTTTGGTGAACACAGCAACAGTGAGAAGTACAACAAGAACATGGTTGACTTCTTTGACTGGGTTACAAAAATTGATAACATTGACTTGGTTATTCAAATGGGGGATTACTTCCATAGTAGAAACTCAGTCAATGTTCAAACTCTAAACTATGGTATCAAGGGTGCTAAAATCTTAAATGAGGCTTTTGGTAAGGATAAACTTCATGTACTGACCGGAAACCATGACATATACTTTAAAGACCGATTAGACACGCACAGTTTGGCAGTTATTGAGCCATATGTGACCATCGTAAATGAAACCAAATTCATTGATAATATCTTAATCACGCCTTGGATTATTGATAATGAACAATGGGACAATCTTGTTAAAGATTCGAAAGGATATGACTATGTTTTTGGTCATTTCGAGTTCAATGGTTTTAAAATGAATGATGCGTATGTCATGGAACATGGAAACAGTCACAAAGAACTAAAGAAAGCAAAAAGAGTATTATCTGGACACTTTCATTCTCCGCAGGTCATTGACAACGTTCATTATGTTGGAACACCAATCCCAACAACTATGTCAGAAGCCAACGAAGCGCATGGGGTTTATATCCTAGACACAGAAACAGATGAACTTGAATTCATTGAATATACAAAAGTAAGAGTAGTGTCAATCCCTTACACAGAAATTGAAACACTTGAGCAGTATGACCCAGAGTTCACTACAGTTCGTGTAGAATTTCCTGATGATTTGGCTGACGAAACACTTATCACCGAAGTTCAAGAATACTTGGCTGAAAAGAAATTTGATGAAGTGAAAATCAAATATAAAGGAAATAAGGCAAAGGAAATCATTGAATCTTTTGTTGAGAAGATTGAAGAAGTCGATAACATCGACCTTGTTGTGAAAACCTTCTTATCAAAAAGTATAGAAATTGATGGTGTTGACAAATCTAAGCTTTTGTTTTACTATGACAAGGCAATCGAAAAGGAGGAACAAGTCTGATGATTAATTTTAAAAGTGTGGTGTTGACCAACTTCATGTCCTATGGACAAACCCCTACAACGTTCTCGTTAAGTAATGAAGGAACTACTCTAATCATCGGAAACAATGAAGATGTTGGTGATAAGGGTGGTAGTAAGAACGGTGCCGGGAAGACTCAAACTATGCAAGCTGTGGTGTTTGCATTGTTTGGAAAAGGTATTGATAAACTCAAAACAGACGAGTTTATCAATATAAAGAACGGAAAGAAAATGTCCGTTGAGTTAGAATTTGAAAAGGCGAATAAAACTTACAAAATAGTCAGAAAAAGAAAACCAAACTCTGTTGAAATCTATGTTGACGGTGAAACGTTGACACTAGATACCATGAAAAATACCGATGAAGTTATACAAGACATCGTTGGTATGACATATGATGTATTTATGACAACTTATTTCCTATCCCCTCACCGTGAAGCGTTTATGTCAATGACACCAGCAAACCAACGGGGAATGATTGAATCAATGCTATCACTTGATGTTTTGGTTAAGAGAGCCGAAGCATTGAAACTTATTAGAAAAGACTTGGAAGTTGATATTAAGGTCTTTGAAAGAGATTTGGATAATGCTGCACGAACAAATACAAACATTAATGATTCTATTCAACGTCTTAAATTAAAAGACCAAGAATGGCACACAAGTAATCTTGAAAAGATTCAATCATTGAAGGATTTAATTCGTGATATAGAAAAAATTGATATAGATTCTTTGTATAAAGACTTAAAGAAAAAAGAACAGGTGAATGACGACATCCAAGCAGTGACAAGTGATATTGCCAATAATGTTACTAAGACGAGTGATGTTCGTACAAAAATCGCCAACCTTAGCCGTGATAAGAAAGAACTTGAAAAGTTGATTAGTGAAATTGAAACCCTTACTAAAATGTCCAATGAATATTCGGACAATGTGATGGAAAAGGTTTCTTCGGTTCAAAAACAACTTGATGAAATGGATTCTGTGGATGAACTGTCTGATTCTATTGAAATGTTGGTTGCATTAGGCGAAGTGAAAGAAAATATAAAAAAACTTAGCAAAAATGTAAGTGAATCAAAGAAAAAACTAGAAAAACTAGAATCGGAAAAATCTTTTGTTGAGGAAGATATTCGAGTTTTGGAGAGCGGTGTTTGTTCTAAGTGTGGTCAACCGCACAAAGATGAAGATGAACTGAAACGGTTGGTGCAGTGTTTAGCTGATGTTTCAAAACTTCTAGAATACGAAACACAAAACCTTTCTTTATTGAATATTGAATATGAATCAGCATATCCAGAGTTTTGTAGCGTATTGGAAGAAATGGGGCTATCCCCTGATGACAATTTTGAAAAAGTTTCCATGAGCAAGCAAAGAATTCTTATGCAAGTGGAGAACTTAATCAAAGAAAGGGATAGACTTAAAGAAAGTGTTAATGAAAACCCTTATCCTGCGCAAATTGAGCGCACTATGGGCAACTTTAAGTCTGTTGATGGTATTGGGTTAGCCTTAGATGAAATAATGTCTCAGATTGATTCTAATTCGCTTAGTCTATCCGATCTTGAAAAAGAAGTTGAAAGTTTAAAGGGTAAGAAACAAAAGCTACTGGAGCAAAAATTCGAAGAACTTGATTCTCTAGGAATTGAACATGAATCTCAACTAACACAGCTTCGTGATGAACTTGATAGTGCAAAAAGTGAGTTGGAAGATTATGAAAATTTGGTTAGCCCTTTTATTGACGAAATCGAAAACCTGAAGGATACATTGGTTGATGAAGAAGCGATTAAGAACACCATACAAGAAATTGAACTTGATGTTAAGCATATTGGATACCTAATCAAACTTCTAACTGATAATAAGTCATTTGTTAGAAAGAATATTGTAGATTCTTATATTCCGTTTGTGAATAAAAAGATTTTAGAGTATACTGATAAACTTGGTCTTACTCATGTGTGTAGTATAAACAATGATTTATCAACTGATATTGATTATATGGGTAAGGCTGTTAGTTACTTTAACCTATCGCAAGGTGAACGTTTAAGACTTAACCTAAGTGTTAACTTGGCGTTCCGAGATATGATTACTATGCTTGGAAAAGGAAGCAATATTCTAATGGTTGACGAGTATATGGATTCAGCATTCGACCAATCAGGGTTATGGCGTTCGTTTAACCTCATTAAAGAAAAGGCTAAGAATGTTTTAATCATATCGCATCGAGAGGAGTTTAAGGAGTTTGTTGATAGAACTGTTACCATAACAAAGCGAAACGGTTTCAGTTTTATAGAGTAGTTCGGATACCCCTTATAAATAAGATTTTATAAGGGGATTTTTTTGATGAAAATATTAGGGATAGATCAATCGTTTTCTTGTACCGGGATTTGCTTGAAGGATGGGGATGACCATGTTTTTAGTACCATATCTACCCAACCTAACAAAGAAGACCCATTGGAAAAGTTCAAACGTGCTATGGATATATCCGAAACAATAGTGAACTTGATACTAGATGCAAGTGTTGCCGAAGTGAACATAGAAGGTTTGGCTTTGGGTAGAGCAATAGGAAACTCGAATAGAGACCTAGCAATCTTGCAAGGCATTATTGTTTCTGATATAATGAAGAAATGTAACATAGAACCAAATATTATTGCACCAACTTCATTGAAGAAGTTTGCAACAGGAAAAGGAAACAGCCCAAAGGATATGCTGTTCGAGTGTTTGCCTGATGATGTTAAGGAGTATCTGCTTACTAAGCCTAAGAGTAAAGGTAGGTTGGATTTGTGTGATGCTTATTGGCTTGCTAATTTCAAACAATAAATAAAAGTGTTCGGTTAGCCATTAACGGAAATTAGGCAAGGTAAACGGAAAACCCTGTCCCGAACAATAGTATTTATGATAAAAAAAAATAACGGAGTATTGATGAACCAGTTAGATATTGCCAAAAAATATGCAGAAGTAGGAATCAAGGTGTTCCCTTGTAATCCAACTAATAAATCCCCTATCACTAAAGGTGGGTTTAAGGATGCAACTACTGATGTGGCAACTATCGAATCTTGGTGGACAAAACACCCAAACTCCCTCATTGGTTCGCCCAATGAAAGCTTCACAGTTCTTGACGTTGATAGTCATGGTCTTTGTTCTGTTGGTAAAATGCTAACAGATGACGCATTGAAAGCCTTAGAAGACGAAGGTATCACAAAATCAGATACCATGAAGGTAAAAACACTTTCAGGTGGTATTCACTATTACTTTAAGCATGAGAACATTAGCCGTTCAATCAAGGCACTTCCAAATATTGATATTTTGGGTAATGGTGGCTATACAATCTTACCCGATCAAACTAACTATGTTTGTGAAACAACAGACGAACCGTGGAATGGCTTAAAATCACTAAAAAAGCTTAACACTGTTAAGTTATCAATATTGACTGACAAATTTGAAGAGATTACTAAGACTGCCACACTTTTGAAGAAAGCATCAAAAGGCCAAGTCGTTGCTACAAAGAAAAGTACAAAGCAGAACGATGCTGCTTCTTTTGGCAATAAAGAGCGAGAAGACTTAAGAGAAGGTGGCTATCGTGTAGTAATGGACTATGACAAAGGAACAATGCGTTTTGTTTTCTCTAATGCCTATGGTAAAAATAAGCCACAAGAGAGAGCAAACGAGAAAGAAGAATTATTAAAAGATGGTAAGATTGTATTAAAAAAGGGAATGTTAACCCAAGAAATGATTCTTGCCATGTTCTACAACATAGAAATTCAAAAGAAATTGGGTAAACATCTAGGATTAAAAGTCCCAGAGGTTAACCAATCATGTAGCCAACGGTCTGTTCTCCCTGGACACACTGACAGACGACCATCCATGTCTGTTCGGTGGGTTGATGGGGATCATATCGTGGCGCGTGACCACTCAAATCATTTCAATGACACTAATCGTCAAGTTGATTATGATTTGATTAGACTATATACAACTATGGTCTATAAAACCGCAACACCACGTTTCTCGACGGGGGAACGTAATATGTGGTTTTTAAAACTCATGCACGAAGCTAATCTGTTAGACGTATCAGACTTAGAATTTGAGTATGAGATGGATGGAAAATCAGAAGAACTTAAACCAACAGAATCAAAAGTTCTTGAAGGGTATAAGTTGCTGTATATGCTTAAGAGTTCTTACCATGAATTTGATGGCACTACTGCGTTTTCTGATAGATTTACAGCAGGGTGGTGTGAGGTCTCGCCTGCGTCATCAAACAGTGCTAAAACTTCCTTAATCGAAAAGGGGTTCTTCGCTTTTGTTGACACCATTAACTGTGATACAAACAATCAAGATTTTAATCTTCGCTGTACACGAGGACTAAAGCCAATTATGGTTGGTGACGATTATAATTCAGTTTTGCAGCAGTCATTATTGAATGAGAAAGACTTTAAGGAAAAGCGTAAGAAGATTATCGATGCTTCTAAAAAAGACGCTGAACCCCATAAGGATTTTGTTTTCAAGGCTACTAAAGAACCCCTAATCGTTACAAGATATAAGCAGAGAGTGGAAAAAGAGAATAAATTAAAGAATGAAAAAAATGAAAGAATTAAAGAAAGAATAAAATTATTATTTAAAGACATTAAAGAAAATCCTGAAAAATATTTAAAAAGTGAAGATTATATAATTGAAGAATTTGAAAGAAAATATGAAGAAAATTTAAGAAAGAATAAAATTGAAAAAATAAGTGAATATAATTTAAAAGAATTGTTTGAAAATTTAAAAGATAAAGATATAGTTTTAGAAATAGATGAAGAATTTTTTGATATGTTTAATGTGATTGATCCGCCAATCTTAGTCAAAGAACGGGCGATTGATAAATACTACCATGAAATTCAATATCCAAGAGGTGCTTCCCCGTGAAACCATATACGCTGTATAAAATGTTAGTCGATGTCCAGACATATGACATTCTTAAAAACTTTTGTGAAGACTTTAAGATAAAGAACTTCCCTAGTAGAGATTGTACGTTTTTTGAGATTGGTTCATATGCTGGATACCATGAACCCAAAAAACAAGAAGCAACCACGACTTTTTTGATGAAAGGTCTTTACTTAGAAGTTGTCCCTGCAATGTCTGGTGACGGAGAGGTATTGTTGTTGGCTGGAGAATCTCCTTCGTTAGAAGATAAGTTTTATGATTGTTTAGAAGAACTTGACGAAGAAGTTGAAGTCATATCGGATGAACCTACCGTGGCTATCATACTGTCAAATAATTTCGAAAGGGATTCTGTAAAGGATTTTGCTTACTTGGAAACCGAGTTAAAAAATTATCTAAACGATACGGTGAAGTTCCATGATATTAAAACCGTTTATACCACAGAGGAAGATATTTTTGAATTTGAGATGGACGGAAGAAAAGTAGAACAGAATTAAATCAACAACTTATAAAACTTACCAAAATCCATAAATACTATGGGCTTGGTGAGTTTCCCTCTCTCCCTTACCAAGCCTTTTTTATTTGGCTTTACCGTCTTTAATATCTTTCCAATGGTTTTCCCATTTTGACTTAACCTTTATTGCGCTATCCCATTCACTGAGAGGAATAGAACCGCCATCAGCACCAAGCCCTATCAAGACCTGCTTATATCTTCTGACAACATATTTTGCTTGCGGTATCATACGAACAAGTGACGAGTAATCGATCAATATAGGAAGATTTGATTTAATCCTCGCTACGTTAGATTCTAGTACAAATTTTATTAGATTTTTTCTAGCATTATACGGCAAATAATGAAGGTTGAATGCCATAAGGGTTCCATAATTTCCTTCCACTCGAAATGGCAACATCAATGGGGTTCTATCATGTTCTGCTCCACCGTAAGAGATTTCTGTCAATGTTCCCATTAGGATTGTTTTTATTTTTTTCTTAGAATAGCTTGGAGTTGCGTAAATGTCTGGCGTTAATAATCCTGCCCCAACTTTGGCACTATCATAACCATCATAAGCTTGAATGAGTTCCGGTCCTACGCTTTTTATTATCGGCATATCTTACTTATCTTCTTGTTAATATGGCATTAAAGGTATTTATAAATAAGTATATAGCTAAACTTTTAATATAAAGAGGAATTCCAAAACCATGAGTAACATTGTTGAATCGAAATGGAATCCAGTATCAGTAGGAAGAAAGCAAAAATCTGATCCTTATGTAGTCAACTCATATACAGTTTCTAGTGGGTGGTACAACAAAATCATTCAGAACGATGGCTCAAGGTATAACAGACTTAAAAACTACTATGATGCGGATAAGTGTGGGATTGAAATCTCAAGAGCATTGGATATTATTGCAGAAGACATTTCTTCATCTAATGCTGATAATGAAGACCAATTCTATATCGAGTATAAGGATGAGTCTAAGCAAAAGAAATCAACCATTAAGCTAATGGGCGATGCCTTAGAAATGTGGCAAACCCGCACAGAAATGGATATTGAGTTTTTTGATAGGGTTAGGAGAACTTTGTTATTTGGTGCTACCTTCTATAAGAGAAATTCGGATGGAACGTATACCGAACTTTTTCCTGAACGTATGATTGGTTATATTTTATCAGAGGATGATGAAAATTTTGTAACCCATTACCTATATGACCCAACAGGGCAAAGACTTGATAATGCTGGTAGAAACTTTAAGACAAAACAGATTAACGGATTCAGTGGAATCTCTAATGCAACCAATGACAAGTATGAAATTTATTCAGTAGATGAGTTAGTTGTACTAAAGATTGGCAATAAACCTTTTGGTGAAAGTATCATTGAAAAAGTTTATGGGTTGTGGAAAACCATGAAACTTATCGAAGATTCTGTTGTCATTTACAGGGTGACTAGAAGTTTTGAACGTAGAGTTTATTATATTGATGTTGGTAACTTACAAGGCGCAAAACGTGAACAGGCTATAGAACGTCAGCGCATTAAGTTAATGCAAAAGAATCTTAATCGTAAGGGTGAAATTACAACTGAATACGATCCGCATTCTATGGGTGAAGATATTTTTATCCCGACAAATTCAACAGGCAAAGGATCAAGAGTTGAAACTTTACAGGGCGGTGGAACATTAGGTGAACTTACCGATTTGGAATGGTTCTCAAGAAAACTTGCCGCCGGATTGCGTATCCCTCACTCGATGATAGATACAGCAGACCAACAGCAGACCCAGTATTCTGATATGAGAATTGGTCAGCTTTATGCCGTAGAATTGCGATATATTGGATATGTTCAACGCTTGAAGCGTAGAATGACTAAACAGTTGGCGGTTGACTTTGTTAAGTTCTTAAACGACAGACAGATAGCTTTCCCAAGTGATGCCATATTCAGAATCAATGAATCTAACTCATTTGCAGATTACAAGCAGATTGAATTAGACCAAGCAAGGCTAAACGTATTCAACTCGACCTTACAAGTGATGCCATTGGCTAAGAAAGTCGGTCTACAGAAGTATTTGGGCTTTGAACAAGAAGATTTAGTATACAATGAAACCGAAAAACTAATCGAGAAAGGGCTAACGCCCGAGCAGATTAAAGAAATGCCAGAACACGTTGTCAGCAATCTAGTGTACGGTGACGGACGGCTTGGTAAGGACTACGGAATAGAGGCTGCCGAAGAAGGTAGAGGCTGGTAATCAATAAAGGATGATTTTTTATGGGTGTTTTGTTGCCAAATAAAAAGACAAAAACTATACGAGTTGGTGATTACACGAAAAAGGTAAAATATGCGGGTTTCCGGATTAGTGCGTGGAAACTGAATTATGAACTTATTTGTCATAGCTATAAAAAACGGAATAGTAGGTGGAAGGTTTTATGCTATACTTCACCCCATAAAACGGAATTGTGAGTGGAGAGA